ACAACTCTATGACACAAATGATGCGAGAGAAGTTGGGAGAGGCTGTCAAAGAATTTGATGCTGTACTTAAACCTGAAGGAAAAATACTCTATCTTGGTACACCTCAGTGTGAGATGAGTTTGTATAACACATTAACTGAACGTGGTTATCAAATGAGGGTGTGGACAGCTCGCTACCCTAGCGTAGAAGCTTCTGAGAAGGCGTATGGTAAACGTTTAGCACCTATGCTTTGGGATGCTATAGCTAACTCTGACACCCCTTTAGACGGCTCTCCAGTTGATCCTAAGCGATTTGACGATGACGATCTACTAGAGCGTGAACTATCTTATGGTCGCTCAGGGTTTGCACTACAGTTTATGTTAGACACATCTATGTCTGATACTGATAGATACCCTCTAAAGCTATCAGATTTAATGGTTATGTCTGTTGATCCTGATAAAGCACCTGAGAAGCTCGTGTATGGCGTTATGAAGGAGATTAAAGATCTACCTAATGTGGGGCTATCGGGTGATAAGTATTATGCTCCAGAAGCCACTATAGGAGACTACATTGACTATGACGGATCTGTACTTGTTATTGACCCATCTGGTAGAGGTCAAGATGAGACAGCTTATGCTGTAGTTAAAATGCTTAATGGTTACTTATATGTAGCCGATTGTGCAGGTATAGCTGGAGGTTATAGCGAAGCCACACTATCTAGCTTATGTCATATAGCTAAAAAGCATAAAGTAAACATGGTACTCATTGAGAGTAACTTTGGTGATGGTATGTTTACTGAATTAATAAAACCATTCTTAAAGAAAATATATCCAGTTACAACAGAGGAAGTTAGACACAGCAAGCAGAAAGAGTTGCGTATCATTGATACACTTGAGCCTGTAATGAATCAGCACAAGTTAATCATAGATCCGAAAGTAATACAAAAAGATTTCGATAGTGTCCAACATCACCCACCTGAGAAAGCTCAAAGATATATGCTTACTTACCAAATGACACGAGTAACTAAACAACGTGGTGCATTAGCACATGATGATAGATTAGATGCTCTAGCAATGGGTGTAGCATATTGGGTAGAACAGATGGCTGCCGATGTAGATGAAGAAATGAAAGAAAGAAAACACCAACTATTGATGGATGAACTAGATAAGTTTCAAAATGGTTACAACGTCAATGCACCAAAAAGGACTAACTCATGGATATAAAAGACATACCAATGGTAAGATTAACTTGGTTAGATGCTCAAGACTCTGACGGTAACTGGGCAAGTATTGATGATATTGTAAATCATAAATGTGCAGTTGCACAAGAAGTTGGTTGGTTAGTCTTAAATGGTGAAGAAAATGTAATAGTCATGCGTTCTCGTATTGTAGAGGAAACTTTACAAGAAGGGGGTGCTTATATAGCAATCCCACAATCGTGGGTCATAAAAATAGAAGAGTTAATTGTAAATGAAGAGACTACTATTGATTTTAAGCCTAGCACCTTCTCTCTTACAAGCCAGTGAAGCTGTCGTAGGAGACTTTGGTACAAATCAACAGGCTGAAACTATAACTACAACATCAGAAACAACGGTAAACCAAGAAGGTATGCCTGTTACCACTGCAGTCGCTCCATCAACACCAACGTATCAAGCAGATACTTGCATCGTTACTTCAGGTGCAGGTATGCAAACTTTACAGATAGGTTTTTCTGCATCTAAGATGAAGGTTGATGAGAACTGTGAGAGACTAAAACTAAGCAGACAGCTAAGTCAACTAGGGCTTAAGGTGGCTGCAACAAGTGTGCTTTGCCAAGACCCTCGTGTCTGGTGGGCTATGAGAAATGCCCAAACACCATGCCCAATCAAAGGATTAATAGGAGATGAAGCAATTGAATTTTATACGAATAACCCAAAATATGTCCCTAAACGTCTTGTTGTTGATCACGACCCTTTGCCTGAGTCAGAAGATAAATGCAAGCGAGAACGCTTACGATATGACAGACTTACAAAACGCTACGTCAGAGATGAACAATGTGATAAACAATAGGATGCAAGAATACATCCAATGGACTACACAGTCTATGGCAGACGGTAATACCATAATTTATAATAATGATGATGGTACTAGCTATGAACTGACAGCAGAACAGATGGACACATTTAATCAGGCTTATGCTGATGGTCTAGTAAACAGCACACCAGAGGCTCTCTCGCTTGTTCTATTGAACGATATGATTGACCTAGAGCAAGAGACGTATAACGAAGAGAAAGAGTCTCTAATCGAAGCTGCGAGCGAAATAGCAGCCGTTACAGAACTAGCCGATAAGATTGCTACAGGAGATCAAGAAACAAAAATAAATGCAGAAGCATATGCAACTGAAAATGATCTTAGAGCAATCAAAGAGTCTAGTAGACAGAAGTTCAACACAAGTATTGATGGTATGCTTGAAGCTAGTATGACCAAGAACATGATTGAGAGTTATGCTCAAGACTCATATGTTATAGACACTATAGCTCACGCTTTTATGTCTACAAATACCATTATGGACTTTTTTACAAATACTTCTGTATCTATAGATGCTCTAATACCTACCCAACTTAACCTTGATTGGAATGATGCTGCTGTGGGTGTCGAGAGTGCAATGTACTTTATGTACGCTAATGACCCACAACAAGACTTGGAGATGATATTACGATGAATGTACAAGATGTATCAGTATGGATAGGTATCGTTAGTTCTATTGCTGGTGTTGCTGTAGGATACGGTACACTTAATGAGAAAGTAAATCAGTTAGAATTAGATACAGATCCCACCCACTTAGAATCAAGATTAACAAAATTAGAAACGAGGATAGAAGATAATGACATTGGACGAATTAGCTCTCAAATTGAGCAAGTTAGAGGGACTATTAAAGTCCTTGAAGGTAAAGTTGAAGGGTTGGATATCCCAGATACGAGTGAAGTTGAAACTAATGTTAAAGTGCTTGAAACAGAAGTTAAAGAACTTAAAGAAAAAGTTCACAAAATAACGAATAAGAAATCCAATCCTTTATTATAAGGAGGTTATATGTTTGGTTTAGTGACTATGTTAGTGTCAACCCTAGGTGCTACAGGAATGGGGTCGATGCTAAAAATTGTAGCTGGAGCTGTCCAAAGCCGTAATGAGGCTAAAGAAGCAGAAGCTAAAAGAGAACTAATACGTGATATGCAGATGAAACAAGCTGATGTTGAGTTTCAGAAAGCAATATTTGGAGATGCTAGTGATGACCCAGAAGCTACTATATTTACTCGTACTACTCGTAGGATTATCGCTCTTATCGGGATGCTCAACTTTGCTGCTATCTCAATTCTCTGCACAATCTACCCAACAGTCGAACTCGTTACCTTTGTCCCACCCGAACAAGCCAAAGAAATCAGTGTCTTGTGGGGACTCTATAAGATGCCTGTCGACGAAGGAATCACAACGGCAATCACTACAGGACATATCTCCCTCGTCTCGATTACCACTTTGGGAGCTATAATAGGGTTTTATTTCACTCCTGCTGGTAAGAGATAAGTCATTGAATTTAGGGGGTAGTTTCTAAACTTCCCCTTAAGGACAAGACCCCCCTTTGTACACTATAGTATATAGAGGGTTCTTAAAGCCTGTTATCTTAACAGGATATACGTAACTTAACCTCGTTCATCCACATCAGGACGGAAGTAGGCATAGCCGAAGGAACGCAGCACTATGTTTTGGAGGTTTATATGAAAAAACGTATTATATATCGTGGTATATCAGCTTTGTTTTACTCACCCAAGAGAAAAGAAAGTATTACTAAGCGTATATATCGTGGCATAGTCCATAAGTAACACCCTCGGAGGTGATCCTAAGACTCCCTTAAGATACTTTAAGTTCGTCCTCCCTCGACCTCGCTACCTTACTTAAAGTGTCTTGAGGGATTCCCTCCCCAGCCTCATTTTGAAGAAAAAATCTGAGGTGGTATATCGCTACAGTGGTTGGCGTTTTACCCCCCTTGGTCGCAGATACACGTACGCTCACGCCACGCCTATGGACACAAACAAGATTTTTTTACGTATATATGTAGCATGACACCAGACTAAATATCTGTAGAAATATTATTTAAGTATTTTTTCGTTTTTCTTTTCGTGTCTTTGTGTGTGTAT